TCAAGCCCGCTTTTTCTGACCCATCTTGGCAATTGCATCGGTCAGCCTGGACTGGTCCAAGTGAGCATACCGCTTAGTGCTGCGCGGGTCCTTGTGGCCCAGAATAGCACCCACGGTGAACAGATCCACATCGGCATTAATTAACGCTGACGCAGTGCTATGCCGTAGCGAGTGGAACGTGACGTGCCCCAAGCCTACCTTCGCACGGCTCACCCTTGACCACTTCTGGATGGTCGACTTTGCGGCCTCGATGGGCCAGCCGTGGCGGTCCATGTAGCGCTTGAGCGTTGGGTGGATAGGCACGCGCTTGATGGCATCCCCATTCTTGGTGTCATAGACGACCAGGCTATCTCCCTCGATCCTGGCGCGCAGCAACTCGGATAGCCGCATGCCCGTGAAGAACCCGGCCACCATGGCCTGGCGTGCGCCCTTGTTGCGGCAGTGGCGGAGTTGGCCTAAGACCTGCTCAAATGTCACGTAGACATGGCGCTCATTGCGAACCGTGGGGACCTGCACACGGGCGCCCGGGTCGTGCTCTCCCTGGTTGTGCTTCTTCCATGCCCAGCGGCCAGCAGCGCGCAGCAGCGAGATTTCGTACTTGATGCTGGCCGGGGCTTTCGCCTGCTTTGCCACTTCCGAGCATATCTCGGGCAACTCATCCAAGAACTTGCCCTGGTAGTAGCCATAGAGCGATGAAAACACCCGCATGACCTCTTTGTAGGTCTTCAGGTGCTTCTTATCCTCCAGGTACAACTCAATCGCCCGTTCTACCGTTGCCCGATCACGCGCAACGCCGGTCGCGACGGCGTAGAGGCGTGCGGATTCCTTCCGGTCATAGGCGTCTGCTTCGGCTCGAGTCCATGCTTTCGGAAGACGGCTACGAGTCCGGACCCTTTTACCCTCGATGGTGCGGTCGAATTCAAAGATGAACTGACCGCGTTTTGTGTCGCGATGGATCGACATGATTGCCTGTACTCCAGCAGATCAGTAAGTTCAAAAGAGATACGCCGACCTACTCGATAGCATGGTATCGGGCCATCAGGGGCGGCGAGATCATAGACACTCCGGGGGGAAACCCCTAGGAGGCGAGCGGCCTCCAGCGCCGAGATCGGTTCTGATACGGGTTGATCCATATCGCCTCCAAAACAAAGCCCGCGCTAGGCGGGCATCCAATACTTGCGTGTGGTCGCAAGAACCTTTTCAATAGCTGCGGTCATTTCAGTAACTGCTTTGCATCCTGGTAGTTCTGGTAGGTCAGGCCGATGGCTGGGTCCACCTTGATAAAGTGGGATAACTGTTCGGGCAGCATGTCGGAGTCATCGTCAATGATGACAAACTTCTCTACGCCTGGATGCTCATTCAGCCACTGCTGAATCTGTGGACCGCGTTCGCCGCCACCGCCCGGCGTTGCGCTACTAATGACGTAGCCCAGAAAGTCGCCAAGTTCCGTGGCACGCTCCTGATCCATGCCAATCCGCCAGTTGGAACTAAGAACCACATGAGCTTCAGTTTCGGCCACCAAACGGGCCATTAGTTTGACGGCCACCTGGTCAAACTTATCCCAGGCGCCGTCCATGTTCCTGTTTCGAGGCCAGGGGCAACCGCCAAATGCCACAGCGGATCGGGTGCTGTTCAGCACCCCATCAATGTCTTTGGGATAGCGGTGCAGCGTGTTGCGGCGCATGTTCTCGGCGAAGCTGATGCACTCGACCTTGTCCGCCGTGATGAGGTCGACGTCGGCGGTGCGCATCCCGGGCTTGAACACGACGATATGGCCAGCAGGCACCGGGCCGTTCTCTTTGACCCATACGAGTTCATGGACACCACGCCAGCGCTTGCTGTTGCTGCCTGGTGCGTCTCCGATCTTCCGCTGCAGCGTGCCGTCCTTGGTGACGCGGTAGCTTCCGACGGGCTGCCATGTGTGCGGGCGGCTTCCGGGCTTGAATCGCGTTTCAACGCTCTTCCCCCCCGGGCTGGAACGACACTCCCTTGTTCCACGGCTCGTGGCCCTTCGGGAACCGGCAGGCCTCTCCGCGCGTTCCGTCGAAGCGGCCGGCATCCGGGCTGGAGAGATAGGCGTTGGATTTCTTCAGCCCCAGGCGCTGCGCCAACTGATAGATCGACGATTCCGAACGCCCGACCGCAGCGGCGATCACCTTGGTCGGGGTGGTCGGGTAGAACTTCGCCACGGCGGCTTCTTCCGCCGGCGTCCACTTTTTGCGCGCCATTCACCCCTCCTGCTGCTGAGAGGCGGAATGAGCGGCGCGGTCCAGGCGGTCGATTTCGGCCAGGATCAGGGCGCCAGCTTTGACCAGCATTTCGCGTGCGGTTCCTTCCTTGAATGTGCCGGGCTTCCATGGCCAGACGTTGAGGGACGACCACTGGAGTGCGTCTGATGCCTATCGAGGTTGTGTCGCGGGTGACCGTGGTCAACCTAGGCGCCAACGCGCTGCTTGTTTATCCGGGCACGGGTGTGCAGATCAACGCCCTGACCGCGACGACTGGCGGATTTTCGGTCCCCGCCGGCAAGGTTGCCGATTTCATCGGTGTTTCGCCGACCCAATGGGTTGCCCTCCTGGGCGCCTGATCTACCGGGGGCTTCGGCCCCCGTTCTTTTTTGAGGCAAACCCTCAAAGGACATAGCAATGAACTTCACGCAGGAAGACCACGCATTTGTCGAGTTCTATATGGATCCGGTGGAATTGACCTACGAAACGGAGGCCCAGGGCCATCCCGTATACAAGGAGGTCGAGCACATCAAGATCATGACCCCGGGCGACCCGCACAACATTATCGAGCGGCGCGCAACGGATGCCGACAAGGTGAAGTATCCGCGTGCATGGGAACGTTTCCTGCGTACCGAACACACTGCGCATGATGGCCTGCCGCTAGAGCAATGGCCGCAGATCAACCGCGCACAGGTCAAGGAAGCCAAATACTTCGAAGTCCATACCGTCGAGCAGATGTCTGGGTTGGCGGATTCCCATCTAGGCAAGATGCCTCCTGGGTTTCGTGAGCTGCGCAGCAAGGCTCAGGCCTATTTGAAAGCCGCGAACGACACTGCCGCGGCGACCGCTCAGGCTGCCGAAGCGGAACGCCTGCGCGCAGAAGTGGCCGACGTTCGCGCCCAACTGGCCGAAATGCAGAAGCAATACGGCGAACCGGCCAAGCGTGGGCCTGGCCGTCCCCCGAAGGCTGAGTGAACATGACCCTTCTCGAACTGATCCGGCAGGCATGCCAAGAAATGGCATTGAGCGTGCCTACTGCGGTGGTGTCTTCGGCAGACCCGCAAACGGTGCAAATGTTCGCCTTGTTGAATCGGTTCGGGATGGATCTTTGCCGTCAGGATGATTGGCAGCGACTGAATCGTGAATACATCATGACGACGGTCGCACAGCAACAAAATGCAACCATCGTCAATGGCAGTCCCGTAATTACGGTGGCGTCTACTTCCGGCATGAACACGAATTGGGGGATCGACGGCACGGGGATCGCGCCATTTGCCCAGATCGTAAGTGTGGATTCGCCTACTCAGGTGACCATGAACATGCCCGCGCAGGCGAGCGGGACATATCTGCTCAACTTTGCCCAAGTTCAATACCCGCTCCCCTCCGATTGGAAGAAGCAGATCCCGCAGACTGAATGGGATCGTACCAATCGTTGGCCCATGATGGGTCCTCAAACGCCTCAGGCGTGGCAATCGTTCAAGTCTGGGATTGTCTACGCCGGCCCGCGTGAGCGCTTCCGAATTCTTGGCCAAACGATGGCGGTTAATCCGCCGCCGCCTAACGGACTGACGTTCGCATGGGAGTACATCAGCAACGCGTTTGTTACGAGCGCTTCCGGAGCAAGGAAAAGCAGCTTTACAGCAGACGATGATACGTGTGTCTTCGACGATTCGCTGATGGTGCAAGGACTGAAAGTCAAGTTCAAACAGGCCAAGGGGCTGGATGTTTCTTTTGAGCTTTCAGAATTCAACGTTCTGCTGGAGCAATGCAAGGCTCAGGATCGTTCCGCCGCGAAATTGAACTTGTCGCCGGCTGATATCACGGTCCTGCTGACAACCAACAACATTCAAGACGGCAACTGGCCGGCAAGCTGATGATCTCGCCCCAGCGTAAACGCGCCATCGGCTACCAGACGGCCGGATCTGTCTCGTTGCCTGCGCCGGTAGGTGGCCTCAATGACCGTGACCCTTTGGCAGCTATGCCAGTCACGGATGCAGTGATCCTTGAGAACTGGTGGCCATTACCCGGAAAGCTGGAGGTCCGCCGGGGATATACGGATTGGGTGACCGGGTTTTCGAATGCTGTAGAAAGCCTGTTCGAATACTCACCACCCAATGGGATCAACCGCATATTTGCGGCATCTTCGGGCGCCATCTACGATGTGACGAACCCCGGGGTGCATGGCGCGCCTTTGGTGTCTGGCCTAACTAGCAACCGTTGGCAGGACGCGCAGATCACCACCCCCGGCGGCAACTTCCTGTATTTGTTCAATGGGGTTGACAAGCCGCTGCTATACAACGGCACGACCTGGGCGTCTATTGATGGGGGCAGTTCACCGATTGCCATTACTGGGGTAACCACGACCCTATTGGTGCAAGGCTGCGTTTTCAAGAATCGCCTATTTATGGTCGAGCGCGATTCTATGCGCGTTTGGTACTTGCCTGTAAACCAAGTTGGTGGGGCAGCTACAAGCCTTGATCTGGGGGCAATTTTCCAGCGCGGCGGGTGGGTGGTCGGCATGTTCACCTGGACGATTGATGCGGGTAATGGGGCTGATGACCATGCCGCCTTTATCTCCAGCAATGGTGAGGTTGCCGTCTATTCTGGCACTGATCCTTCCACAGCGGCGAACTGGAGCCTTATCGGTCTTTTCTATCTTGGTAAGCCTGTCGGGCGCCGGTGTGCTATCAAGTATGGCGGTGACCTGCTGGTGTTGTGTGAGCCTGGCGTGATGCCGATGAGTAAGGCATTGCTTACTAGCTCCATTGATAGGCGCGCCTCGATCTCTGACAAGATCCAGAACAGCATCAACGAGGCCATCGCGTCTTACAGCGCAAATTTCGGTTGGGAGTTGTGCCTCTTCCCGGAACAAAATGCGCTGATTGTCAATATTCCGGCTGGTATGGGCGCGAACTATCAATTCGCGCAAAACACCTTCACTGGGGCCTGGACAAAATTTACCGGATGGGACGCGCAGACGTTCAAGAATACGTCGCAAGGGCTGTTTTACGGCACTTCCACCGCGGTGAGGCGGGCGTGGGTAGGAAACATTGACGGCTCAAGCATGATCGTTGGTGACGCGCTTCAGTCCTTTCAGGATTTTGGCGCATCGGCCCAGAATAAGTACTTCACCATGGTGCGCCCGTATGTGCAGACCAATGGAAATCCGTCAGTTTTGTACTCGGTGAACGGAGACTATCTGCCATCGGACCCCACCGGCACGCTCAATTTCGCGCCGCCAGGTGGCATGGTGTGGGGGTCAATGGTATGGGGCGCGATGACTTGGGGCGGCCAGTTCGTTCAGAACTCGAATTGGAACACGGTTGGTGGCATCTATAGGTCTGCTGCTATCCGGCTAAAGGCTCAAAGCAATTCGTCGATTGTCGAATGGGCTTCGACAAGCTACGTATACCAACAAGGTGGCCTCCTGTAATGCTCTTTGCAGACGATTCTGTGATCGGGCCATGGGTATGCGAGCGGATCGGAGGGAATTGGCCGCAGGGGCGTGGGAAAGCGATCGGGCGTATCAAGGATGGTCGAATCGTTGGCGGGATTCTTTACGAGGACTTCAACGGCGCCAACATCATGTGCCATATCGCGGGAGAAGGATCTCATTGGCTAAACCGTGAGTTCCTGTGGGCAATCTTTCACTATCCATTTGAGTACCTGGGCGCAAGTAGGATGACAGCGCCAGTAGCGAGTGTTAACCAAGCATGCCGGCGCTTTGTGGAGCATCTAGGGTTTACGCAGGAATGCGTAATGGAAGATGCCCACCCGCAGGGCGACATCATCATCTATAGGCTTAAAGCGGAAGATTGCCGCTGGTTGGAGTTAAAGAATGGGCAAAGGATCGTCGAGCACGCCTGAGGTGCCTGATTACGTCGCGGCGGCCAAGGCCACGTCTCAAGGGAATCTTGACCTGGCCAAGTACGCCACGCAGGCGAACCGGGTAAACCAGATTACGCCCTGGGGTTCGCTGACCTGGAGCAATGGTCGCACCTTTAACCAAAGTGCCTACGACCAAGCCATGGACGCATGGCGCAGTCAAGGTGGCACTAACTCAGCGGTCGGGCGCGACACCAGCCCATATGGATACCAGCAGGCCGGCATGCATAACGGGACCGGTCTGTCTTACGTGGACTGGGCGCGCCAGCAACAGCAAACCGCCGGAGCGGGGGCTGGTGGCATGCCGAATCCCCAGGACTACTATTCTGGAGACGGGGATAACTGGACTCAGACGGTATCGCTATCCCCCCAAATGCAAGCTCTGTTCGATCAGAACATGAAGCTTCAGCAAGGATTGTTCGGTGCCCAACCGACTCAGCAGCCTGTGACCGGCGGCCAGCCGCAAGTGCCGTTGCTTCCTGGCCGTTCGGCGCAGGAGTCTTTCACTATTGCTCAGGGCATGGGCTTGCCGGCATATCTCAAGCTGGCGGCGGAGCAGGGCTTTCAGAAGCCTATGGTGGTTGGTGAAGGCGGAACGGTCTACAACCCCAATACGCGTCAAGCAGAGTTTTCGGCCGCTAAGAACGGAATTCAAACTATGTACGGCCCTAATGGGCCTGTCGCCGGCATGGTGCCTGGTTATGGTGCTGCGAATGCGGCCATCCAAGGTATGGAAGCCGGGGCTACTGAAGGCGCCAAAGCAGCGTTTGACCTGGTTGAAGTACCGAACGGCAGCGGCGGGAAGATCCTCATGCCGCGTGCGCAGGCTGCTGCGATGCTTGGCGGCCAGAACCAGGCACCCGTTCAATCGCCTAATCCTGGCCAGCAGGCGGGTGCTCCGGGGGCGCTCGGCACCACTATCAGCCCGCAGATGCAAGAAGCTCGTTCCGCGCTGCCAAAGATCGAGCAGCAGGCCAATCAGCTGCGTGATGTCATCACGAAGACGCTTAATCACCCGGGCTTGAACTACTCGGTAGGAGTTTGGGGGAACGCACCCACGATCCCTGGAACTCCTCAGGCGGATGTTCGGGCGCTTCAGGATCAGATCCAGGGGGCCACGTTCTTGCAGGCGTTCGAGAGTCTCAAAGGTGGGGGCGCTATTACTGAACCAGAGGGTAAGAAGGCCACTGATGCCATCGCTAGGCTTTCCCGCGCTCAATCACCAACCGCCTATCGTGAAGCACTTCAAGATCTGATGCAGGTTTTGGATGTAGGTGTGGCACGCGCGTATAAATCGGCGGGCATGCAGCAACCGGGCGCGCAACCGGATAAGCAGGATATGGCTATGCCAAAGTCCGCACAGGACTATGCCGCGCTGCCTTCTGGCGCCATGTTCCGTGCCCCTGATGGCTCGATCCGGAGGAAGCCGTAATGGCCAATGAATGGTGGGCATCCGCGCCTCAGGTCGATCCTTTTGAGGCTGCGCTTACGCTGGAAGGCGTTGACCCGAAGCGAGCAGCCATTGCCAGATCCATTTACCAGCAAGAATCCGGCTCGGGAAGGAACACGACCACCTCCAATGCGGGCGCCGTCGGAGGGATGCAGATCATCCCCGCGACGTTTAGCCGCATGGCTGACAAGGGCTGGAACATCAACGACCCTCTGGATAATGCACGGGCAGGCGTCCGGTATGTGTCAAAACTCTATGACATGGCGGAGGGCGATCCTCGTCTTACTGCGGTGGGCTATTACGGTGGCGAAGGCGCGATCCCGAAAGCGAAAGAGGGAATCGCTGTTTCCGACCCGCGCAACCCTAATGCCCCAAACACGCTGCAATATGGTGATCAGGTGGCGGCCAGGATTCCGCAGGAAGCTGGTGACTCATGGTGGGCAAATGCGCCAGTGGTAGAAGAAGGCGCAGCTACTACCAGCCGAGGCCCGGATGGCGTTCTGCGGATCGAGATGGGCGGTACAAATCCGCCATCTCCGGCGCCGGAGCAATCCGCGCTTGCGAACCTCAAGGAAGGCGCCACCCAAGGCTTTGGAGATATGTTCGCGGGGGTGGGCCAGAATGCTGTCCATGAGGGCGCTAGAACCCTTGGCTACATAGATCAGCTGTTTGGGACTAACTTGGCTGATCGAGTCAAACCGGAGGTGGCCGCGCGAGATGCTGAAGTCGCTATTCGAGAACAGCAGTACCAGGATAAAACGCCAGGGTCCATCGCTGCCGGCATTGGCCGTGTAGGGGGAAATATCGCTGCTGGCTTTGCGGGAGGTCCTGGAGCACTTTCTGGGCCGATGACAACGGCTGCCAAGCTCGGGGCTACTCTCATGCCCAACTTGCCCAGGACGGGCGCATTCCTTGGCTCTACGCTGGGCAGCGCCGCTCTTGGCGGTGCATACGGCGCTTCGGCCCCCGTTACTTCGGGTGAGTACTATGACCAGGCCAGGCGCAATGCATTGGCCGGCGCACTCGTCGGTGGTGTGACGCCGGCACTTGGTCAAGTCGTTGGCGGGGCTGCAAACTATCTGAAGCGCAATGTCCAGGCCGCAGTGGCTCCCTTCACCGAAAGCGGGCGCCAGAAGATTGCTGAGAACCTTCTGACCCGAGCGGCCGAAAGCGGCCCACAACGGGCACGCACGCAGCAGTTTGTCGCCGGTGTTGAGCCGACCATGGCCGAAATTACCGGGAATTCCCGGGTCGCGAATCTGCAACGTACTGTGCGTGATTTGGAACCCGCGCCATTTGTGGCACGGGAAGAAGCCAACGCAATTGCGCGCCAGGATGCGCTCAGCGCCATTCGCGGTACATCTGATGATCTGGCTGCTGCCAAGCTAGCACGAGACGCCACGGCGGCGAATGACTATCTGAGTACCCATGTTGGCATCCCTGTTGGCAACACCGAGTATGCCTCTTTGCGTAAAACGCCAGCATTCCAAAGTGCATTTGCTGAGGCGGAACGTATGGCAAAGAATGCAGGTGGATCCGTCGAAACTAAAGTTGTGAACCGTACCAATCTGAACCGTGGCGGTCAGGCTGGCAAACCGGAAACCTACGTTTCTGGGGTGGGGTTGCAGCGCATCAAAATGGCGCTTGATGACCAGATCAATACGGCTTCCAGGGCTGGAGAGCGGGGTAAAGCAGCAAATATTCTCCAGATCAAGGACAAGTTGCTACAGCTGATGGACCGGGAGATTCCTGGTTACGCCGAAGCTCGCAATGCCTATACCGCGGCGTCTAAAGAAATCGACGCCATGGAGTTCATCCAAAAGCTTGGCCTCACGGATGCGCAAGGCAACGTCACGCTCGCAAAGGTTCAAAACGCCCTTCGAAAGATTGAACAGGAGCGCATGAAGCCTGGGGTGAACCAGGCCAAGGCTGTCACTTCCCGACAGATGGAGGTGTTGACCAATCTCCGGGACGATTTGTTGCGCGCCGGGCAAACACAGGCCGGCCGTTCGCTTGGCAGCAATACGGCGCAGAACTTGGCCATGCAGAACATGATGGAGAGCGCGCTACCGGGACGTGCGGCGGATGTTGCAGGCTCAGCTGGACCGGCTACGCTGATTGGAAGCGGCTTGGGGTTCGTGGGTGGCGGGTTGCCGGGCGCTGGCGGCGGCTTTGTGGTCGGCAGAGGAATCGACACCGCTTTGTCGAGGCTGATGCGTGGCAGCAACGAAGATATCCGAAACCGGCTCGCGCAGCTACTGCTGAATGAAGGCGGATCAGGGCTTGCGACTCTCAATCGTGCAGCCAGTGCGCCGCGACCACTCCCTGGACTCAGTCGAAACCAAGGGCTCCTCTACCCAGCCTTCACCGTTGGGGGCGCGATAGAGGGGCTCGGTGCGAACGGTGGGCGGTGATTGAGGCTCGTCTTTAGCGCGCTTGTCTTTCAAGTCTGCGCGCAGGCAATCGATGAGCACCTTGATAACTAGGGCGCCACCAAAAAGGGAGAACTCCCAGATATGGTCGAGAACAAACTGTAGAACGTTCATGGGCTGATCGATTAGTCGTCCGTAGGTCAAAAGTATAGCCACTCCTCAACCGGGTGGCTTTTTTCATTTAGAGGTGTGTGAATGCCACGCAACGGAACCGGCGGCTATAGCCTGCCGAACAATTCTTGGAATCCGGCAGTTAACGGGAATGCGGCGACGGCCGCCGACTGGCAGACGCTGGCGAACGACATTCAGGCCGCGATTCAGCAGTCCGTATCGTCCGATGGCCAAACCCCCATGACGGGCAGTCTCAAGATGGGTGGCTATGCCATTACCCAGTTGGGTGCGCCGACGGGTACCGGGCAATCACTACGTTGGGAACAGCTGATCAAGGGAAGTGATATCGCATCGGCATCCTTGATCACGATTCCCAATGAAGGATCGCTTTTCGATGTCACCGGTACGACGACCATCAACACACTTGATGGCTCAGCCCCTGGACGTACGGTCACGCTTCGTTTTACCGGAACTGTCACCCTTACCAATTCAGCCAGCCTTGTGCTGCCCAACGGCAAGAACCTAATCGCGTATCCCAACGAAACATATGTGTTTTGCCAAGTTACGCCTGGGGTCTGGCAATTTTGCGGCGGCACTTTCATGCTTCCGTCAAAGTTCCGCCAAGGTGGAGTGATCACCACGACCACGAATACAGCCACTGTGGCAGCTGGAGCGTGGCGTAGTTCAGCGAACGACACTAATTTGGTGCTCACCTCTGCGATGACAAAAACGCTCCAAACTAGCGGAGCGTGGGCAGCTGGGTCCGGCAACAACGGGCTATTCTCCGGCGCCGCAGCAGTTTCCACCTGGTATCACGTCTTCGTTATTCGAAACACTACGACTGGCGCGGTGGATGTCGGGTTCGATACCTCCCCGACCGCCGCAAACATTCCGTCCGGATATGTTGCCTATCGACGCGTGGGAGCGATCTTCAACCAGGCCGGAGGCACGATCCGTTCATTCCTCCAGGATGGGAACCTATTCCGGAACACGGCCCCGATTATCAACCTGAATAATAACGGGCTGGGCGCTCCTAACACTGTGGTGGTGTCTTGCCCGACCGGCGTTCGATGCTTGGCTAACCTGACCGCAGTCGTAGCGACCCAAGCCACCTATGGAACGGCATTTGTATATGCCACCGATGAGTCCGATCGTACGTCGGATTCGGTGGCAAGCGCATTTGGCGGCGCCGGCTTCCTGACTGCTGGCCACATATCCGTCCTGACCAACACGTCGGCGCAGGTCATGATGCGTGGCACCGGTTCCATCCCATCGGGAGCCTTTCTCAGCACCAACTCGTATGTTGACTTTATTGGAGATTGAGCAATGCCTTATATCGATCCTACGGGAGTCAACCCCGGGTGGTCAGACGATGAGCAGCCGGGTATGGGCTTGACGCAATGGTCCGATGAAATTCCCACTATTGATGTGTTTGTCTTCTCTTGTCGCGAGTTCCGAGCACGCGTAACGGCAGAAGAGCAAGCGGCCATCCGTGCGGCGGCGATGACGGATATGGAAGTGGGTTTGGTCTACGACGACTTCCAAAGCGCCCAGGCGGTCGATCTGCGTCATCCTGACGTTATTGCGGGCCTTTCGTTGTTTGTTAGCAAGGGACTTCTTACCGAAGCGCGCAAACAAGAATTGCTAAAGCCGGACGTTGTAAAGGATCTGGCTGAGCTGATGGCGCGTCAGAAGCAGCTTGCATAGGCCCGGGCAAAGGAATGCATATGGAACAGCCCTATGGTGATCTGGTAAGCCGTGTTTCGGTTTTGGAGCGTCGCGTAGACCGCTTGTATGCATGGGGCGCAGCAGCCTTTTTCACAGGCTCCCTATTGAGTGGTGGCTATATCTGGTTTGGCAATCGGAGCGTGAACCAATTGGACCAGGTGATCAGTTCTGTCAATTCGGTGCAAACAGACGTCCTGCTTATCAAGAAGGACGCGGATCGCAAAGATCGGGAATGGAGTCTCATCCGGCAAATGGTGAAAAAAGGGGGGGCACCCGATGTATCAAAAACTCTCAACGATGAGTAGGTTTCAACGATGCGATTGATCCCCAACTGGCGCCGTTGTTGGCGCATGACTTCGGTCCAGATCCAGACGCTAGCGCTGGCCTTTTTCTCTTATCTGACGGCGGTCCCTGATGCAGCAATTCAACTTTGGAGCATTCTTCCGGTCGATATTCGCGAATCCATTCCGCCGGGGTACGTCAAGTGGTTCGGAATCGCCCTCATCGCCCTCGGCATCGTTGCCCGCGTCATCCACCAGCCCAAGCTCAGTGAGCCAAAGCGGCCTGAAGATACTTAAGCACTACGAGGGCGGCCGGCTGGAGGCGTATCAGGACATCGTAGGTATCTGGACGATTGGGTACGGCGATACGGAGAACGTCCAGCCGGGCATGGTTATCACGCAGGCCGAGGCGGAAGAACGTCTGCAAAAGCGGTTGGCAAGGGACTTTGAGCCATCCGTATGTCAGTGCTTGACCCGCGCAGCTACGCAGTACCAGTTCGATGCGATGGTCTGCTTGGCCTACAACATCGGCGCTGTTGCCTTCGCTAATTCCACCTTGGTGCGCCTGTTCAATGCGGGCGACATTCAACTAGCTGCCGACCAATTCCCGCGCTGGGACAAGGCCGGAGGGAAGTCCGTCAAGGGGCTGCGGCGCCGTCGTGCTGCTGAGCGCGCTCTATACCTTGGCGAACCGGTCGATAAGGCAATCTCTATTGGGGATAAGACGCCATGATCCAAATGCTATTAGGCGAATTCTGGCCGTATCTGGCCGGAGGTGTTGCCATTGTCCTGGCCTATTTTGGCGTGCGCCTCAAAGGCAAGTCAGACGGCCGCCAGGAAGTGCAGAACCAGATCAACAAGCAGGCGGTAGAGTCCGCCAAGGAAGCCCGTGATGTTCAAGCTAAGATCGATCGTATGCCCGATGGTGGTTCTATGGCTGAGCTTCGTCGCAAGTGGATGCGCAAGCCGGGAACCGGTGGGCAATGAATTTTGCGTGGTGTCCAGCCCGATCTACATCGCCGAGGGTGACTTTCTGACTCAGCGCACGGCGGATAAGGTGCTGGCTCACAATGAGCTTGGTGAAAGGCTTTGCGATTGGCCAGGGGCTGACGACTAGCGCTTGAGCGGGAATACGGCAGTAGCCACGTACTCGCGGTCACTGGACAACTTGATTTCGTCATCTGCTCCAGGCTCGCGCATCCAGTGACTGCACCCCTCATCCGGGAAGGATGGGGCGATCGGGAAGTGCGGTTCGTAGCGGCAGACCGGGCGGCGCCCCTCGTCGGTCGTCTCGCCGTGGAAGTGCGTGCAGACCCAGCAGCCGCCAGGGTGGATAGGGGCGGTGAAGTAGGACATAGCTGTATGAATATACAGCTGGCACAAAAGCCGGGCAAAATTTCCCCCACCAGCCCAAAAGCAAAAGGCCCCTTTCGGGGCCTCTGCAAAGCACGTAAGTGCTTGAAATACTGGCGGAGAGGGTGGGATTCGAACCCACGGTACGGGGATACCGTACGCCTGATTTCGAGTCAGGTACATTCGACCACTCTGCCACCTCTCCGTGGCTGGATTCCGCAACGGTGAAATTCCAGTGGCCGGTGTCAGGGCGAACCCATCAGCGGTTCCTGGTTTCCCACGATCAGATTCCTGGTCGGAAGAATCTGCGTTGTCGGAGCAGCGAAGCCCGCAATTCTACAGCAAAAAAACTTTTGTGTAAAGCCTTTCGCTGTTGGGCGCTTCAGACGGTTTCCCCGGCTTCCCCCATGGGTAATCTTTGCGCAGAATCGGACTGTCTCGAACCGCACGCTTCGCGCCGATGAATCTGATCCTCATCCTGTTGCTGGCCGCCGTCCTGTGCGTGCCGCTGACCCAGCGGCTGGGGCTGGGCGCGATCCCGGGCTACCTGCTGGCCGGCGTGCTGGTGGGGCCGTCGTGCCTGAAGCTGGTGACCGACGTGGGCGACATGGTCAACCGCCTGATGGACCTGGATCAGCGCGACGTGCTGGCGGTGGTGGTGGCGGTGTCGATGGGCGTGGTGCCGATTCTGATCAAGCTGCTCGAGCGCGTGCCGGAGCGGCTGGGGGGCATGGCGGACCTGCCGGCGCCGGCGCCCGCCGAGACGGCGCAGGACCGGTCGGATTCCGCGCCGCCGCCGCGCCAGGCGGAGCCGCCGGATTCGCCGTCGCCGCGTCCTTGA